TGTGGGGACCGGTCTCGTCCTTGAAGAGCTCACGGCCAAGGATCTGCTCCATGACGAGCCGGTGTTCCTTGACCTTTCCTCGGCCCGGCACCCACAACTTGCGGTAGCCGTCGGTCGGGTCGAGCCATCCGCCCCCTGATCCGGGGCCGTTCTGGAGCAGCACTGTGGGATCCCCGTGGCGTTGCCAGCGCTGGTAGTGCAGATCGCAGAACGTGCGCGCCTTGGCGACGGCACTGCATCCGTCCACCGAACACGGGACTGTTTCGCCGATCTGTCGCCCGCTGCTTCCCAGGGCGACGGATGGATCTCCGTGTTTGCGCCAGCGCCGATGATGCTTGGCGCAGTACCCGCTGGCGTACACCAGGCCGTTGCAGTCCTCCACCGAACAGGGCTGCGGCGCCCTCTCCTTGCCGGGTCGACCGGTCACGGCGAGCGGATCGCCGTGCTTCCGCCAGCGCTGGTAGTGGAGGCTGCAGTAACTGCGGGCCAGGACAGGGTGGTTGCACTCATCCACAGAGCAAGTCGCCATGCTCCATGATAAGGCGTTTAAGCTGTTGCCCTCACCACTGCGCCTGAAGTCGGGAAGCCCACCGACACGGTGGCCTCGTCGCCGACCGATCCGGTCAGCGGGTTCCACCCGTTGATCAGAATCGATCCGGTGTACTTGGGGTTGCTTGTGCTGACCGCTCCCTGGTCGGCGCGCACCTCGAACGGGACGACGCTGCTGAGCAGCGGCCACATGATCGCATCGAGCTGGGTGGCGGCGAAGTCCTGGAGGAACTCGCACCCCAGCTCGCCGGACTTCAGACCGCCGAGGACTTCCTTCCAGCCGAGGGAGGCGAAGGTGGTGACGTCCTTCTCCTCCACCTCCACGGTCAGCTCGGCCTTCTTGGTGAAGGTGTTCAGGACGTTGGCGTTGATCGACAGGTACTGGGCGAGCAGAACCATCTTGGGCACGACGGGGCCCCCTTTCAGGGCATGACGGCGGGCCCGCTGGCGGGCCGCTCGGGTGATGGGTGCGCTACTGAATGCCGAGCGAGGCGGCGAACATGAACGACGGCGTCGTGCCGGAGATGGTCCAGGCGATCCGCCACCAGGTGTCCGTGATGGCGGTGCCGTCCGTGCGCAGGATCTGCCCGCCGACGGCGGACGCGGCCGTGAACGTCAGCCGCGTCGTGGGGCTGCCGAAGGTGTTGTCCACGGACGACTCGACGCGGGCGGTGAGCGAGGGGGTGGTGCCGGCCACGGACAGCACGTGCAGCGCCGCGTACATCCGTTTGCCCGCCGCGACTGCCCCGACTTGCAGGGCGGTGCCGGTACCGGACGCGGTGCGCGCGGTACCGGGCGGATGGCCGAACTGGCCGCGCACCAGCGGCCAGCTGCTCTTCGCGGTGCCGGTCCAGGGGGCGATCTCGCCGACCGCGTCGCCCAGCTTGTAGTCAGCGCGCAGCGCGTTGGTGAAGTACGCCAGACCCCCGACCGTGGCCGCGTTGTTGGCGCTGACCGACCACGGGCCGATGCCGCCGAGCTGCGCCCAGGAGCCGTCGTCGACCTTGGTGGCGTCCCCGGCTTCCCACTGCCCCTCTGCGGACAGCTCGGCCGAGGCGAGGCCGCCGAGGACTTCGTTCCAGCCGTTCGAGCCGTAGTTCGTGGCGTCCTTGGACTCCACCTCACTGGTCAGCTCGATTTTGTTGCTGTTGCCGGTCAGGTCGACCCCGACGGCGAAACACCGCACGTTGGTCAGGATCGTCTTAGCCATCGCCGTCTCCCTTCCGGCTCTTGCGGGCGCGCGGCCCGGGGGTGTCGGTGACCTCGGCGGCGACCCCGGAGGCGACCAGGTGCGCGCCCTGGGCGGTCGGCACGTCGACCTCGGCGCCCTGCTCCGGCCACGGCTCGCCGTTCAGCTCCGCGCCGTCGGGCATGCCCTGGGTGATGCGGATACGCATCAGGTCCTCCCGTCCCCGATGACCTTCACGGACAGTTCGGCTCCCACGTAGCTGGCGCCGGTGTGCTCGTACCAGCGGTAGCCCGACACGCGTTGCAGGTGGATGTCGTCGGCCAGGCCCCCGAGCGCCATCTCGCCGGGCGCTCCGCGCGCCGTGTCGAACGCGGCCTTGAGCGAGGCCGGGCCCGCGCCGGACAGCATCCCGTCGAGGATCCGCTGGGCGGAGCGGTCATCGGCGCGGCCCGCCAGGACGCGGCAGGTGATGAGGAGTTCATCGGTGCCGCGGCCCATGGTCCGGTCATAGGTGACGTCGACCTCGCCGACGAAGAAGCACGGGGCCACCACGGCATCGGGCACATAGCCCGTGCACGTCAGCTTCCCGATCCCGGCCGGGAGGACGACGCCGGCGCGGACGGCGTCCGCGATCGCGTCCTTGATGGGTGAGATCTGCACGAGCCGTCCTCCTTATCCGAAGCCGGGCAGGATGTACGGCTCGATCAGCGCCCACACGTCCGGGTCCCGGCGGCTCAGGTTGCGCACGCCCCACTCGGCGGAGCCGATGATGCCCTCGGGTGAGTCCTTGCGCTTGTACAGCCGCGTGGCCTGGATCATCGCGGCCTCGACGATGTCGTCGGGGACGGCCGGCCAGCCGAACCGTGCGGTCACCCGCACGCGGGTGGTGCTGCCCGTCCGCCACCCCCAGGCGCTGTTCGGGCGCAGCAGGCCGGTGATGGCGTGGCCGTCGGCCAGGGCGTTGTCGGGTGTCGTCTCGTAGCCGGTGACGGCAGTCCACGGGCCGCCCGCGGGACCTGTCTCGACGACCAGGCCGGCAGTGCTGCCGATGTCGTCGACCAGGAGCGTCTCGCCGTCGGCGTCACACACGATGCGGCCGCGCGGGTTGAAGATGCGTGGCACCGGGGCAGCGTCGAGCCAGAAGCGGCGGCCGCACGTCTGGTCGATGCTGCGGGACGCAGACGCGCGCGCCCGGTTCAGCGGCGTGTCCCGGCTCGCGTCGGCGGCCTCGATGCCGAGCTGCTCCTTGAGGGCCTCAAGGGTGACGTACTCGTTGGCCACAGAGGATCACTCTGCCGACGGCGGAGCGGTCTTCTTCGCCGCCGTCTTCTTCGCCGCAGCCTTGCCGTGGTCGGCGGTCTGCTGCGGCGGGGCGGTACGGCCCTGCGGTCCGTCGTCCTCGTCGGGCTCCGGCTTGTAGCCGTGGTGCTGCAGCTGCTCGTCGACCTGCGCGACGCGGTCGTCCAGGCCGCGTCGCACGTAGCCGTCGCGCTCCCGCAGCAGCGCGGCGATCATGCTGTTGTTGCTGGCCATCAGGCCTCCTCAGAAGACGCTCACGTCAGCGGTGTTCGTGACGTTCGTGTTGGCGGAGTACGTCAGCCGCAGGAACCGCCACGGCTGGTCGGGCCGCAGGATCTTCAGCGTCGTCCCCGCGGTGGTGATGGCGAACGTGGCGACCGCCCAGGTGTCCGGGGTGGCCGGGTCCGCGTAGGGCACCGGGAACCATGTGGTGCCGTCGGCGCTTCCCTCGATGGCGTAGGTGCACGTCGGAGTGGAGCCGACGGCCGTCGTGATGGCCAGCAGCGCCGGCCGTCCGACCACGGCGCCGCGGTCGAGGATGTTCGTCGAGACGCCGTTCCCGGCCTGCGCCTGGGACAGGCGTGCGGAGTTCGGCAGCCGGTCGCCGCCGAGGGCCTGGATCGTCGACATGCGGCCCCCCCGCCCCTGCTGTCGGGGTGGCCCGCGCGGCCCGGGGAGTTGGCCGGGCCGCGCGGAGGGACTAGAACGCCGGGGTGATCAGGCCCGTGCCGCCGACCTTCTGCATGCCGTTGGCGTAGCGCTGGAAGGTGTACGCGAAGTAGCTGTAGGCCACGAGGACGACGCCGAGGGACGCGGCTGCGGCCTGCTCGGCGCGGATGAACAGCGGCGCGTTGTCGTCCTCCCACAGGTGGCACTCGTTGCGGGGGACGACGTACACCTCGTCCTCGTTGGTGCCCGCGCCGTAGGCCGTGCCGATGTTGTTGTCGACGATGACCTGGAGGCCACACGGCAGGACGCCCCGCGGGCCGGACGCGTAGGAGCTGTCCGGGTTGGCCTGCGCGGACGCCTGGACGGGCAGGTTGGTGAAGTTCACCATCGGCCACGTGTTCGACATCTGGCTCGACAGCCAGTACCAGCGCCGTGAGTGCATCACGGCGTGGGTCGGGGCGCCCATCGCCAGCAGCGCCGCCTCGACGCCGGCCGCCGCACCGAGAATCTTCGGGTACATCTCGGCGCCCGTCGGGGTGGCGTCGGTGTAGGCGACAGGGGTCGCCACGTTGGTCAGGCCCGTGGTCGCCTCGTTCAGCAGCGTGCTGTCGAGGTTGGTGGCGACGCGGGTGAACAGGTCCTGCATCGTGACGTCCTCGATGCCCGTGCCGCGGTCGATCGCCTGCCGGGACACCGTCTGCTGCCCGGCTGCCGTCTTCACCGGCACGGACAGCAGCGTGTCGTCCATGTCCTGGTTCGTCACCGCAGTGTTCTGCGAGGCCTGGAGACCCGCCGCCGAGGGCGTGGTGATGCGGGAGATCTCGATGGACATGCCCGCCTCGGGCAGCGGGTGCGGGTTGCACACGTCGGCGAACGGCCGCAGTGCGGCGGTGGCCGGGGCGTACATGTCGGTCAGGTACTGCGGCACCGTCAGCCCGGTGAACGCCCCGGTGCCGACAGCACGCTGGAGGTACTCGGCGCGCTCGACGCGCTCCTCCTGCATGTGCCGTGCCAGGCGCCCGCCGGCCTCGATGTCCTGGTGGGAGAACTGGCGGCAGATGTCCATCAGGAAGCCCTTGCCGAGCGGGTCCTGGTCCCTGCGGTAGGTCCGCTCCTCCTGGCCGACGCGCGCGACCTGGTCGTAGGAAGGCCTCCGGGTGGAGGTGTCGCGGATCTGCTGCGCCTGCTCGGCGCGCTCCAGTTCCTCGGCCTTGACCTTGTTCGCGTTGTCCAGCTTCCGCTGGATTCCCTCGATGTCGGTCTTGGCCTGGTCCCGTGCGGCGAACAGCTCGGCGACCCGCTCGTCCTCCTCCGGGGTCAGGTTGGAACGGCCGTCCTGCTGCGCCTTGGCGAGGATCAGTTCGGCTTCCTTCATGCACTTCGTGCGGCGCTTCTGCGCGGCCTCAAGCTCGACCTCGATCGAGGCGATCAGCTCGTCGATGGTGCGCGTGGGCATGACGATGTCCTTCCGGTAGATCAGTTGGATGTGGTCCAGCGCGATCCGCGTGGACGCCCGGGCGTCTGCCGGGTCGCGTCGCGGTATCCCGCCTCCGGGCGATCTGCCGGACGGCGTGCTGAGTGAAGGCGAAGGGGCGCTGCTGCTACTCGTCGCGTTCGCGGTCGATGAGGAGCTGGGTGCGCAGCAGGGCGATCGAGCGGCCCTGCGGTGCCGCTGCCCGGGCGGGCGCCGGCATCTGCGGCGCGGGCGGGACGGCGGGGGCGGGGATCAGGTCGGAGCGCTGGGCGAGCCGGGAGTACGCCTCTCGGGCCACCAGCGGCGGCAGGTTGGGGATCGCGTCCAGGAACTCGCCGCTGCGCGCGGCGATGGACGTGTGCGGGTTGGCGCCGTAGGTCACCGGGCCGACGTCGCCGCGTTCGAGGTCGAATTCGTCGATCCGGTACTCGGTGTAATCCGGCGACCAGTGCCCCTTGGTGATCCGGAACATGAACGACTGCTCGCGCACGTCGCCGTCCTCGATGGCCTGGACGAGCAGCTGCACGTCCGACCGCTTGGGGTTCAGCCACGCACGCTCACCCAGGCCGTGCTCGTCCGCCCACAGCTCAAGACGGGAGTTGCGGGTACCTGCCATCGGGGTGCCGGCGTGGTTGAAGCGGAACACCACCTCGGGGTCCGCGGCGAGCGTCTTGTCCGCGGCGCCCACGCTGACGATCTCGGTGTAGGGCCCGTACCAGTCGTACATCTCGTAGCCCTGTTCGAACGCCGAGGCGTAGCCCTCGACTTCGTACCACTCCATGCCGTCGTCGCGGGTGACCTTCTTCGCGCGCAGCTGGGCGCTGAACCGCAGTTCTGGGGACTCAGGCCGGTCGACGGGGACGGCCATCGTCGTCGAGCCCGCCGCGCTGGCGCGGGCCTGGGCAGCCTGGCGCCGCAGGGTCGCCATGTCGGTCATGAGGGGGTCCCTCCTGCTTGCGGGGTCGCGGTAGTGGGCGTCGGGGTGGCGCCCTTGCCGAAGAGCCGGTCGAACTCGGCGAGTTGGTCCTCGGTGAAGGGCATGCGGTCGTACAGGGCGCGGGCCTCGGACGGGGCGATCATCCGGCCGTCGATCTGCGTCTTGAGGACGGCCGCCTGCGTCTGCGGGTCCATCCTCAGCAGCGCGTTCGTATTGAGCTTCACGAACCGCGGCCTGGAGGTGAGGCGGCTCAGCGCGTCCTCGCGGCGCTTCACCGCAGGGCCCAGGGACATGACCAAGAACTGCAAGTTCCGCTGGGTCATGTTGGCGTAGGTCACCGAGCTGCCGGACACCGCGGCGTCGATCAGATCGGACGGGCAGTCGAAGTAGCGGGCGATGCCCCCGATGCTGGCTTGCTTCGCCGCGATCCAGTCGGCGCCCGCCTGCTCGGCCTA